GCAGCGTCACCCAGCAGCTTGTAATCGGCGAGAGTTTGCTTCTTGAACTTCTCGCGCATGTCCGCGTTCGTCTGGGCCTCTTTGGCCGCAATGCGAATCCGATCGGACGCGCCGATCTGCGCCGCGTTGGTGCGCGCCTTCTCGCCCTCGGCAGCCGCCTTCTCTTCGGCGTTGATAGCGGAGCGGGATAGGGCCGCGACTTCCTCCTCGCCCTTCTTGACGGATGGGCCGTACAGGGCGGCATAGGCGCCACCCTTGGCCGCCTGCGCGCGAGCCTCGTTTAGCTTCGCCTGAGCTTCGCCCAGAGCATCGCCGATCGACTTGGTGCGGCCGATGCCGAGCATCTGATCCCATGCGTACTTGGCACCATCGGCAAGTTCGCGCCACTTCTTTTCGAGCGTGCCGGCCGAGTCCTCGATCTTCTTCAGACGAGTCGATGTCTCAGCCGCGTAGGTGGTCTGAGCCAGGGCCGCCGCTGCCTCCTTGTTCCCCTGCTCCTCAAGCGCACGAATGCGCTCGTAGGTCGCGAGGTTCAGGTAGTGCATCGACTCGTTCAGCTTCGCCGATGCCTTGGTGGGCTCGTCGGCCAGCTTCACGAAGGTCGCCGTCGCCTCGTCGACCGACTGGCCGAGAACGCGATTCATGTAGACGACAGCCGTCCCCACTTCGGTCAGGGAGGTCTTGGCGACCTTGCCGCTGTTCGCCAGCGCGGAGAGCGCTTCCGCGGCCGCGCCTTGCGTGCCGACCGTCTTGGCGATCTCCTTCGAGTAAACCTGCAACTGGCTGACCGTCGTCCCGAGATAGTTCCCGGTCAGGATGATCGCTTTGTTGAAGTTCTCAGATTCCTTGGCGCCTTGGTAGAAGGCGACCCCAAGCGTACCGACCGCCGCCGCGGCGACCGTAAGCGGGTTGATCAGGCCGAGCACGTAGCCGCCGAGGGCCTTGGCGGCCGGGCCGATGCCGCCGAACATGTCTTTTAGCTGGCCGCCCTGCTGCAGGAAGACTGTCAGCGGCGCCTGGCCGCCCTGCAGCGAGGTGACGATGTCGGTGAACTGCGCCGGCACGCCCCGAAGGGCGTTGGCGGTCTGAGCGGCAGAGACGCCGATCTTTCCCAGTGACTGCGTCGCGATGGCCGCGGCTTTTTGCGACTCCTCGGCTGTTGCGCCGAAGCCCGTGGCGCCGAGGGATGTCGTCGGGTTGCCTAGGGGCTTGACGAAGGAGGTCGCGCCGAGCGATGTGGTGAGCGTGGGCGCGCTGGCAATGGACCGCGCTGCCGCCGCTGTAGCCTTCGCCTGACGCTCCAAGTCCCGGAGGCCCTGAAGGCTTGCTTCAAGCCTTGAAGCATCAAGGCCCTGGGCCATCGCCTTGTTGGCGATCTCGCCGGCCGCCCCGGTTCCCTCCAGCGATGCCTTAATCGACGCCGACTTGCGCCGGATCTCGGCCTCGAATCGGCCATAGGCGCGCGCCGACGCATCCGCGCCCGCGCCGATGCCGTCCACTCCCTTGGCCGCCTCATTGCCAGACTGGGCCACTGACGTAGCCATGTCCTTGGCTGCATCCTTGACCTGCTGGAAACCGGCCTTGGCGCCTGTAGCGTCAACCCCCGTCTCTAGCTGGATCTTGCGGCTGTCAGTGGTCATTGGTGGTCCAGAATTGAGAAAGGCCCCGAGGGGCCTATTCGTTGTCGCGGTTCATTTCGTCGAGCGCCGCGCACTCCATGTGCTTGATCAGGGAGAACGTTTCCTCGTACTCGTGATCACTCAGGCGCATCCGGTCCATGCGGGCGAACAGAACGCCGTAGTCGAGCCCGTAGGCCGCGCCGCTCATGCCGACGCGCCGCCACTGGGTACGCATGTCGCGGAAGAGGCTCCAGGTCCGCCAGTTCTCCGGCCAGACTTCGAAGTCCTTGGTGGTCTCCTTCGGTACGAAGAGATAGCCAATGTCGAAGGCGTTGACCAATCTGCCGTTGACCGTCTTTTCCGGATCGTCGGTGTTGGTGTCGGGCTTTTGGGGTGCGGCCGAAGCGGCCGGCGCATGCCACGCCACCACGGCCGCGATCAGTTTCCCAGTCGGCCTTCGGTCGCTGCGGCGTGGTAGGCGTTGCCGACAGAGATCGACACGCCCGGCATTTCGTCGCACAGTTGCTGCGCAATCGACTGGCTCAGTCCACCATCCATATCCCAGCTATCGAGGATGTGCATGAGGTACTCGCCGCCCTTGTCGCGGCGCTTCTCCATGATCTGCGTCCAAGTGACCGAGGCCGTGTCCGAGAAGCCGGAATCCTTCGCGAGCTCATCCTTGAATGCGCCATAGGCTGTCACGGTGCGGTACTTGAAGGTGCATTGGATGCTGCCCTTGGTGCCATCCGGAAGGGTGACCTCGACAGTCACGGGAGCGAAATTCTTCGGCGGCTTGCCGAGCGTGATGGTTGCCATATCTGTCTTTCTTGTGGTGGAAAAAGGCCCGGACTCCGGAGCGACCGGCGGGCATGAAAGGCCCCGCCGAAGCGGGGCCGGCAACTACGCTTAGTAGCTGATCGTGCGACCCAGGAAGGTGAACGAGGCGGTCACCGCGTTCGCCGAACCCTTGTTGAGCTGCGGAACTTCGGAGACGCTCATGTAGCCGTACCCGTAGGAGGCGCCGCCGCCAGACAGCAGCAGCTTGAACGCGCACTTGGTGAGCGATCGGCTGATGTCGATCATGGTCTGGTAGTTCGAGTTCGACGGGTCATGGCCGAGCGTCAGCGTGGTCGAGGTGGCGTTGAAGCCAACCGGCACGTTGATGTCGTTGCGACGCGCGAGCGGGCTGATCGTGGTGAACTTCGGATCGCCGCCGGTCGTCGAGATGGTCAGCACTTGGGGGATGGAAACCCAGTTGCTGATCAGCGACGCCGTCGCGGGAATGCCAGCCGCGGGGACGTAGAACCCGGTGTTGGTCGTGTTCAGGCCCGTCACGTTGAAGCTGTTCGCGTCGATCGCACCCGTGCGGAACACGGTATCGGTCGCATCTTCCCAGCCCGAGGAAAGCAGAATTTCCGAGGCGCCTGCGAAGCCGTGAGCCGTCGAGGTGGCGACCGCCGGGTTGGCGTTGGTGAGCGCCGTGATGGTCTTCGCCGAGGCAAAGGTGGTGGAGAAGAGGATCTGTGCCCCTTCGGGGAAAGCGTATGCCATGGTGGGCCTTTCGGGAATGAAAAAAGCCGCTCGGCGGCGGCGGTTGAACAGCCCGAAACGGGCATGAAAAAAGCCCCTGCGGATTGCTCCGAGGGGCTTTGCTTAGTGAGGTCTGGTCAGTACCAGTACCGGAATTCCTGCTGCGACGAATAGACCAACATGTCGTTGTCGTAGTCGTTGAACTTGGCGGACTGCGGGCGGGCGCTCAACACGGTGCGCAGCGAGTCCTCGATCTGATCCATCAGCGCAACCGCTTCGGCGCGCGTGTTCGACCAGACATTGATCTGCATGACGGCGTTTCGCTTGCCAGGCGCCGAGTTGTCCAGCGGGTCGAGCGTGTCGCCTCCGATCTGCTGGAACGTCACATAAGGCCGCACGGTGCTGGTCGGCGCGATGTCGGGATAGGCGCGTGGGCAAATGACCTTAAGCGCGTTGAACAGGGTGGCTTCCATCGTCACGATCAGCCCCTCTTCAGCAATGCGCTGATGTAAACGTCTTCGGCCGCCAGAGCAGCCATCCCGAATTTGTCCATCGCGCGCCGAACGAATGCCTTTGCCGGAACCTGAACCGGCGTCGGCAGAGTCACGTAGTAAGCGTCCTTCGCTGCCTGCGAGGCGTGCCGGTCAGGCCGTGGCTTGCCTTCCATGCCGGGACGCACCATCGGCCGAATCTGGCCGTCATCCCGCTTGTAGTATTGGTAACGCTGCAGATAGCCGTTCTCCACCAGCCACCCATGCGGCGCCTTTGAATGGTTCCAACTGACGTGATAGACCGCCACGCCCCGCCGACTGTTCGACGTGCTGAACTTCTGATAGATGCTGCCGTCCAGCTTCCCAGTCTTCCGGCCAAGAGCCTGGACGTTCTTTTTCACCTCGTCGTATAGAACTTGGGCCGCAGCCTGCGCCGCGGGTCGCGCAGCCTTTTCAGCCTTGTCGCCGAGCGCGTCGATGTATGCATCAAGCCCGTCGGTATCGACGCGGACTGTGAACGTGTTCTTCCCGGTCAGGTAGCGATTCTTCGGCGCGCCACTGAAACTCACGACACCACCTCACACACGATGTTGATGCGGTCGCGGTGCTGCATGTCGGGAAGCACGGCGTCGATCCGATAGACCACCCCCTGCGCATCCACTATGCGCATAGCCGAGGTCACGCCGGCCCGCTTGCGGATCTGGATGCTGACCTTCGAGATGCTGGCCGGCGCATCGGAGCGGATCGCCTCGGCGCCCGACAGGTAGCGGATGTTCGCCCACAGCTTCGCAACCTCGGGCCATCCGGGGATCGGCTGGCCGATCGCGTCTTGGACTTCGCCCGGCTGCTGGAGCGACACGCGGTCCTTGAGGCTGCCGGCGCGCATCAGACGCCCCAGACCTTCACGGTGCCGAGCAGTTGCTTAGCGCCGAGGGGTAGTTCCTTGAGGTCGAGATCAGTCGATGCCTCGCGGTTCTCGTAGAAATGGGCCACGGTCAGGAACAGCGCGGTCTTGACCGCGGGATCGAGGTCGCCAGCCACGTAGCGCACCTTCACCGCGTTGGCGACGACTTGGGTCGCCGGCCAGGCTGCGCCATAGGCGAGAACGGCGCGCGCCTGGAGCCCGTAGTCGTCCAGCGTGTAGAGGGCTGAGGACAGCGTCTGCTCGATGCCGGCCGTGTCGATGTACTTGATGCTGGTGATCGAAGTCACCGGCCCGCTCGGCAGCGGAATGGGGCAGGCGGTCGGGAAGGCGTCAAGCGCCAGTTCCAGCGTCTGCGTGCCGATCGAGCGGCCGGTTTCGTGCTGGGCCAACTTCACGGCGCCAGCGAGCCAGCCGACAAACGAGGCGTCTTCGGTCGTGTCAAGCGGATCGGCGCGGCTCTGCACGCGCAGTTCTGCTGTGGTGATCTGCTGCGTTGCCGGGGTGATGACCTTGACGCCCATGGCTTACCCGCCCTTGTTCTCGGGCGCATTCTTCTGCGCCTTCGTGGTTCGCTTCTTGCCTTCTTCGTTGGACTCCACCCAGCCTTCGCGGGTCGAAACTTCGATCAGGTCCGCATCCTCGGTTTCGATCTCGGCGCCGGCCTCGAAGTACTCGACGGTCACGCCACGATGTGCCCAAGAGAACGGTTTCTTTGCGATCAGTTTCATGTCGGAATCCAATGAAAAAGGCCCTCCGTAGAGGGCCTTCGTGGTGATGGCGACCGATTAGGCCGCGGCGATCTTCAGCAGCTTGATCGCTTGCGTGTTGCGCAGCTTGCCGCCGACGCGCTTGCGCACGTAGAACTTGACGAAGCCCGGGGTCGTGATCTCGTCGCGGGTGATGCGCATCCCGACGCGGTCGGCGATCAGGTAGCCTTCCTTGAAGTCGCCAAAGGCGGCCGAGAAGGCGTTGGCAGCGACGGCCGGCATGTCTTCGGCTTCGGTCACTCCGTAGCCCATGAAGGTCGCCGGCTCACCAGCAGCGACAGCGTTCTGCCACAGGTACTGGCCGGTCGAGTCCTTGTACTTGCGCATGGCAGCCAGAACGAGCTTGCTGGTGACCCAGCGAGCATTCGTCCGATAGCGCGCGCGCAGCGAGTACACCATGTCGTAGAACGTATCCACGCTGGTCGGCAGCGCAGCGGCTTGGCCCGATGCGATGTACTGCAGGGTGCCGAAAGCGCGGGCCGAGTCGGCCGTGACGACCGGGGTCGGGCCAGCCAGGAAGCCGGTCGGCTTGTTGGTGCCGTTGCCGTTCACGAACGCGGCGCCTTCACCGGCGGCGATGGCTTCGGCAGCCGACATCGTCAGCCAGTTTTCCACGTCGAAGAACAGGTCGTCGAGCGACTCTTCCGACGCTTGCGGCTTGGCGGATGCCATGCCGAAGGTCGGGGCCACTTCCGCCAGGTCGGGCGTGTTGGTCTGGTTGCGCGTGCCGGCTTCAGCCACCCACTCGAAAGCGCCGCCGCCCACGTCGAACAGCTCCTTGTAGTCCGGGCTGCCAACGGTGCGAACCGTGGCAATCGAACGGATCGGGGAGATGTCGACCGACAGGCGAGCGATTGCGCGCTCGATCACTTCCGGCAGAGCGAAGCCGCCAGCCGAGCCCGTCGAAGTGACGGTCTGCGTCGAACGGGTTTCGAAGCCGTCGTCGTTGGCGCGGGTCTCGATGGCTTGCAGGGCCTTGGCGCGCTGCTGGAGGGCCGTGCGGCGCTCCGGGTCGCTCGGGTTGCGCATCCAGCCGAGGAATGCGCCGCGGTATTCGGCAGCTTCCTTGGACTCGCCGTCCTTCTTGTCGGTGCCGCCTAGGGCGCCGGGGCGGGCCAGCTTGGTCTCGACCTTTTCGAGGCGGCTCTTGGCTTCGTTGATGGCGTCGATGTGCTGGTCCATCTTTGCCAGTTTCGCGTCGAGGGCTTCGGTCGAAGCGCCCGACTTGACGGCGTCGATGCGCGCGTCATTGGTTTTCTTGTACTCGTCGAACGCGGTGGCGATCTTGTCCAGCGCGTCGGCCACGGACTTGATCGAGGGATCTTCGCGCTTTTCGTAGGCGGTCAAGGCTTGGGCCTTGGCTTGGAACGCGGCGAAGTGCAGGCCCATGACGGCCAGGAGAGCGGACTTTTTCATGATGATGACTTTCAGGTTTGGAGGGAAGCGATCAGCCGGTCGGCTGACTTGAGGGCCTTGGAGGTCGATTGCGCAGAATCACTCCGCTCCTCTCCCATCCTCATGACGCGCGACACCAGTGCCGTCGCGTCGGACTTGCTGAATCCGGCATCGCGCAGGACTTTCTCAGCATCTTTCGGCGTCGCCAGCGTGTCCGAAGACTTGACGTTGGTGACGCGCGCTTTTTCGTTCGCCGGGAATGTCACGAGAGACACTTCCCAGAGGTCGATTTCGGTCAGGGTCCGGACCTCGGTGTCGCGGTCGTAGGCCCACTGCTTGGACATGAAGCCGATCGACAGGCCGTTCAGGGCGCCCATCTTCAGGAGCGCGTGCGCTTCCTTGCCGCGGACGGTATCGAGTGCCAGCTTGCCGGTGATCTTCAGGCCCTTGGCGTCTTCCACCATCGCCGTCCAGACGCCGATCGGCTCGCTCGAATCGTGCTGCCAGAGCATCGCCGGCATCGTGCCATTCGACTTGTGCGACTTGAGCGACTCGGCGAAGGCGCCGGCAGCGATCACGTCGTCGTAGTTGTCGCGCACGCCGTAGACCGAGCCGTAGCCCTCGATCGATCCGTCATCGCCTGTCGCCTTGATCTGCAGGGCGTAGGAGCGCGTCTCGCGGCCGCCGCCGGCATCGCGGCATTCAAGCTTCTGGGTCTTTTGCATTGGGTTTCCCCTCCTCTTTGCCCGCCGTCATGTTCATCGGCGTGAGCGGTTCGTCGAGGCCTTGCAAGGGATCCTTGCCTTCCTCGTCGCGGATTTCGTTTCGGGTATAGATGCCCATCTCGGCCATCGTGCGAGCCCACTGTGCGCGGTCCTTGGTAGAGCCGGCCACCATGTAGCGGGTATCAAACTTGACAGACAGCGGGCCGGATCCATCAAGAAGCGTTTCGTCGATGCGATCGCGCCAGGCCTTGTGCCATGGCAGCAGGGTCTGCCTCAGATGCGCATCGAAGAACGATTCCGCGCTGGCGTAGGTCGAGGCCTTGTCAGAGTGGCCGATGATCGAAGGGAACACCCCATAGGCGCGGCAGATTTCCTCGATCTGCAGGCGCCGGGTTTCGACGTGCTGCGAATCGACGCCGGTTTGGGTGGTCGGCTGCCACTTGGCATTGCGGTCCAGCACAAAAGGCTTACCCGCGTTGCCCGGGCCGGTCTGTTTCTGCAGGTGGGCCGTCAATTGCTTGTACTGCTCAGCGTCGAGCGTGCCGTCGACCGAATACGTGCCACTCGCCCGGAGGCCGTTTGCATGCATCGAAGACTGGCTTTTCTCGGTCGAGATGGCGAGGCCGATCGCCGACTGGGCCAACTTCACCGCGTTCAGGCTGCCGATCCAGTCCCACTGCACGCCGTTCAGCACGAAGACATCCTCGGCCGAAAACTCGCCGATCAATCCGAACTCGTCCCAGCAGCGATAACGCACCTCGTAGCGCGACACCTTTCGAACATCCCAGCGGCCTGGCATGACCGGAATCAGTTCGCGGATCCGGCGGTTGTCGCCACGAACGATCACCGACAGGCCGGCGCCAGTCAATGCGGCGTGCATGGTCATCAGTCGGCGCCACTCGAAGGACGTTTGCCACTCATTCGGGCGTCGACTCAGGAGCCGATATTCCGGGATGTTGGTGGCCTTCTCCATCGTGCCGTCTGCCTTTTCTCGGTAGACGTGCATGTCGGGGGTCGCGCAGCCGTTCGCGATTTCGCGGACGCAGGCCAGCACGGTCGACACCTGAAGTGCCGATTTGTCGTTCACCACCACGCCCGCGACCACGCTGCTGCCCGCGCCGTCGATCAGGTTCGCCACCTGGTCGTAGGTGAGCTGGGCGGCCTTGCGCCCAAACAGTCGGTCGATCAATTTCACGCGGTGGTTACTCCCAGAAGGATTTGCTTACGGAGGCGGCGGCATGCGCTGCACCAAAGGCCATCGCTAGCGCGACGGCTGCGTCGATCTTGTTGATCGAGCGCGTTTTCGCGAGCCAGTGATTGCCCCATTTGTCTTCTTCGATGACCGCGGACATCATTGCGGACACCAGAACCGGGTTCTTTTTGAGCCGGATCCGCCCCTCAAGTAGCGCGTCTTCCAGCAGGCGGAGCGATCCCGGCATCCACAACCCGTCCTGCCCCTCCTTGAACGGCTTCCCCTTCTTCAATCCGCCCTGCGGGTGCTCGGCGAACTTGACCGTCAAGCCGATCTCGTCGACGTCTTCCTCGAATCGTTTGAAGGCGAACCGGTCGTAGGCCACGAGCTGCACGTCGTAACGCTCGGCGTACTCCGCCAACGTCTGCGCTACATGCCGGTAGTTGATGCTCTCGCCGGCCGGCGCGTGGATGTGACCCTGCTCTTTCCAAACGCTGTACGGCAGCTTGTCTTGCAACTCGCGCGCATTGATCGTGTCGCCCGGCGTCCAGGCTTCGACCCAAGCGTCGAACAGCGGCTTGTTGTTGGCGTCGGTGCCGGCACGGACCACGGCGCCCATGGCTGTGATGTCCCGGTTTTGCGAGAGGTCCAGCCCAAGCCAAATTGCCTCGCCCGCATGCTCCTTCGGGTCGAAGTCGACCAGCGCCGGCTCCAGCGTTGAGCGTGCCATCCAAGCTGTCTCCGCGTCAGTCCAGATGCAAAAGTGCAGCCGGAGGATCCCGTTCAACTGGCCCGGGATCGCCCTCGCCTGCGCCACCACATCGGTCAGGTAGCTATCTGTGATCGTCACGCCGAGCAGCGGGTTCGCCTTCACCCAGCACTTCGGATCTCGTAGCGGGTCGTCGCCTTCGTCCAGGCTGCACACGTAGCTGAACGTCGTGTCGTCGATCGCCTCGCCGACGAACGTGGCGTCGTTAACCGCTTCCGTGTGCCCCGCGGCCACCTTCACGGCGTGCTCATGCTCCTCCCACGCGACCGAATTTCGATCGCTTCCGCTGTTCGTAATCATGAACAGCAGAGGCTGTCGGCGGAACTTGAAGCCCCGTTCGAGCATTTCGATGATCTTTCGATCCGGCAGCTCATGCACCTCATCGGCCAGCACGAAATACGGCCGCGGGCCGGATCCGGTTTTCCCCGTGTCGCGAGACACCGGCCGGAAGAAGCTGCCGCTCGGATGGTGCGCGAGATTGAACTCCCGCCCTGGCCCGCCTGATGGTTCGATCCGCTTCTTCAACGCCGGAGACTGCTCGACCATCCGCACCGCGTCGCGGAACAAGATGTTCGCCTGCTCCTTCTTCGCCGCGGCGGCGTAGATTTGCGCCCCGGCCTCGCCATCCGAAACCATGCCGTACAGGCCGATGCCGCCAGCCAGCGGACTCTTTCCGTTGCCTTTGCCCTGCTCGATGTACGCGCGCCGGAAGCGCCTGGTGCCATCCGCTCGCTTCCAGCCGAACAGCGAGCCGATGATGAACGCCTGACTTGGGTGCAGTTGGAACGCCCTGCCCTCAAACTGCCCCTCCGACAACCGGAGGACGCCTTCGAAGAACTCGAAAGCGAACGTGGCCGCCGCCTCGTCGAACACTAGGCCGCGGTCGCCGCCCGTCTTCAGGTCCAGCAGATGCCGCTTGCAGGCGTTTCGAACATGCGGCCCCGCGATGATCTTGCCGGCTTCGACGGCCTCTGCGTAGCTCCTAGTGCGGTCGGCCGAAGAACTTGTCGGTAGGGTCTTCGTCTTCTTCGTCGCCATGGTTCACTTTGGTTTCGTCAACCGGCGTCGCGCCAAGCTTCGACAGGATCGAGCTGAGCGCCTGCGTCGCCGAGACGCCGAAATCAGCGTCATCCATGCGCGCGGTCCAGATGCAGGCCAGGCGCAGAAGCGGCCGGTGCGAACTGTTAAGCCACGGAAGCTCCGCCTGAAACTCGGCCCACGCCGTCTTCTGTTCGTCGGTCATCCGGGCATACGGTTCGCCGACAGCCCGCGCTCGTTTCGGGCCTTTTCGGTCCTTGAATCGCTCCGGGTTGATCAGCGCCGAGCCCGCTACGTCAGCCTTCGCCAACGGGGTCCTTGGTCGGGCCATTTAGGGTCGTCCTCTGAATTGCAGATACGTGTGCGAGGG